GCCATCGGGGTGCAGCAGCGGCCCCGTCATCGAGTCGCCCGCACGTGCGACCTTAGCGTCGAGTGCGGTCTGCTGCGCGGTGCTGATCGGCTTCGCGGTGTCCGCCGTGTTGTCCACGTTGGCCAGCCCCACGGCGGCCTTGTTCAACGTAGCCCACTGCTTGTCGCCCCGGTAGTATTGCGCCGCGCTGCCTGCGATCAGCAGCCCTTCCTTGGCGTTCAGGGCGTTCTGCAGGTCCGTCTGGTTGGCCAGCGTGCCGCCGATGGCACCCCACGGCACGCCCGCAGCGGTGGGCACGCTGACGACCCACTGCGAGGTGTTGCCGTCGTTGTACCAGACGTACAGGATGCCATTGGCGCTGTTCCACCACTGCGGATACTTGATCGGGTCCGCTGGCGCCGCGTCGCCGACCCACAGGCCGCTGGCCACCACCTCGGCCCACGCGCTGCTCTGGCGCGCGTACTGCTTGCCGTCGGTGGGCGCCTCGGGAAACTGCGACTCCGGCACCCACGCAAGGCTCTTGCGCGCGTAGGCCACGCCGTCGTTGGGCGCGTCATCCTGCGACGCGATGGTGCCCAGCGTCGGCTTGTTGGTCAGCGCGTTGTAGTCGGTCGTACCCGGTGGTCCGGTGTTGCCTTGGGGGCCTTGCACGCCTTGGGGTCCTTGGACCCCCTGCGGGCCTTGCGCGCCCGTGTTGCCCTGCGGTCCAGCCGGTCCAGCCGGTCCAACGTAGGGGCCAGCGTTGGTCCACTGCGTGCCGTCCCAGACCCACAGGTTGGGCGCGATGATGTAGCCGTCGCCCGCCACGTTGCCCGTGGGCGGCAGCTCGCTCGGGTCGTTCAGTGAGCCCTTCAGCTCGATGCCCTTGCCGTCCTTCCCGGCAGGGCCAACCACGTAGCCCGCGTCGTAGGTGGTGGCGTCGCCGCGCGAGACGATCAGGTGGCCGCTGGGGTCCACCGTGGCGCCCGACAGGCCCACCGACGCCGCGATGGCCTCAGTCTCGTTGCGCGACTGCAGCGCCGCTGCAGCGTCGGCGTCCGCTGCCTGCGCGTCCACATCGGCGGCGGCAGCGGAGATACCCGCAGCGGTCTCGGAGTTGGCCGCGTTCGTCTCCGACTGCGCGGCGTTCTGTTCGCTGGCCGACGCCAGCGTGGCGTACTGGCTCGCGGCATTGGCCGCGCCGGTCGCCGTCGTAGCCGACTGCCCTGCTTGGATGGCGAACTGCTCTGCCTCGTCGCGGAACACCTGCGTCTCGCCGAGGTACTGCTGCGCGTTGCTCGCCGCCGTCTCGGCGTCGGTCTCGCTCGACTCCGCCTCGACGGCAGCGGTCTCCGCGCGCACCATCCAGCCGTAGACCTCGCTACTGATGAACTGGCCTTGGCTCTGGCCGGGGTAGGGCGGCAGCCCGGCGATCAGGTGCAGGTCGGCTTCCGGCACGGCAGGCACGGGCGCGGTCAGGCGCAGGCTCTTGCCGTTGGCCAGAATCTTGACCTCGTAGTAGGTCTCCACGGCGCCCAGCTCGTTGGGCCACACGCTGATGAAGGCTTCCCCGAACTCGTCGGTCTCCACCGTGACCGGGTGCGGCGCCACGTACCCGTCGTTCACATCGTAGCCCACCAGCTTCCACGTCACCGTCGCGCCCGCGATAGGGGTGCCGTCCACGCTGTCGTTGACGATGGTGCGCACCATGCAGGTCTGCACGCCATCGTTGGGGTCGCCGATGGCCGTCGGCGTGGGCAGGAGCAGCGCCGCCACCTGCGGCTTGCGAGGCCACGGGCCACTCGTGTACGTCGCAGGGATTTGGTCGGGTAATGCGCTCATGCTGATGCCTTCTTCTGCGTCTTGGTGGCCAGCGCGCCATCGGACTCGTAGCCCAGTGCCTGCTGGTAGTTGCTGAAGTGGGCCGCTGCACGGTTGCCGTTGCCGCCGTACTCGGTGTCTTTGCTGAAGGCTCGCGCCAACACGTAATCGACGATGGCGGTGTCGAACACCGTCTCGGTGGTCATCGTGCCCTCGATGTCCTCCCACGTCTTGCCCTCGCCGGGCGCCTCGATCTTGAGCGGAATCGCGCTGTACATCAGCTCGACGGCGGCGGGCTTGATCTCAGGGATGTCGGGGGGCACGGCCACCTGCGGAATCGGCGCGGGCGGGAAGACGTAGAAGCCGAGGTGGTCTTCGGGGTCGGTGAGGTAGTTGACGATGTTGTCGGCCATCGGCTGGCTGCGCCAGTTCGGCAGGATCGCATCCATGGCGGTCATGCTGGCCGAGCGGATGAAGTTCAGCTTCGACTGCGGCGCCACGTTGCGGATCAGCCGCATGAAGCGCAGTGCCTTGAGCGGGGGCTTCGCGGGCGCGGGCACGATCCCGGCCAGCAGCTCGTCCACCGTGTAGTAGTTGCCGCCCGTGAGGGGCACCTTCACGCGCTGCGCCGTCGCATCGGGGCGCAGCACCGCCGTCTGGGTCTGGGCTTCGTTCAGCCACATGACCAGCTCGTCGGCGGTCCAGCGCACGCTGGTGTCATCCTGCAGGATGTTGACCACGCGGTTCAGGATGTCTTGAACGTCGGACTGCATGGTTCACTCCCACTTGCGCTGCGCGACCTTGTGGTCGCGGCGCATGCGCAGCTTGGTCCCCTCGAAGCGGGCCTTGCCCATCCACAGCGTGTACATCGCCGCGCCCTTCTGCGCGTTCTCGTTGCTGCTGTAGGGCTGGTCGGGCATGGAGCACAGGCGCATCACGGCACCGCCGACCACGCCGTCCATCCAGTCCCGCGCGAACTCGTCGGGCAGCTGGGTGGCGGTGCGCTCGGGCTTGAACGCCACGCGCATCATCAGCGGCGCGTGCGTGTCCATGTTGCCCTCGGGCTTGGGGTAGATGCGAAGCGTCTTGGGGTCCGCTTCCTCCCACCAGCGCGGACGGCCAGCGGGGTTCTGTTCGTTCAGGCCGTACCAGACCTTGAGCACCCTTTCGAGCGTCAGGCCGGGCAAGCCGGGGTCGATGTCGTATTCGTCCTGCCCGTCGCGCAGGGGCTGCGGGTCGGTGACGACTTGGAAGACGTGCGTGTCCTCGCACAGCTGGATCACACAGTCGATGATCGCCGTGTCCACCAGCGGCTGCGGGGCGCCCGGCACCCACAGGTGGATGCGGGGATAGAAGGCGTCAAGGTTGACCATGCGTTCCCCAGTGTGAAACAGGCCCCGGCGCCGGGCTGGCGCGCAGGGCCTATTGTCGCGCTGAAACGATCAGGCAGCGATCAGCAGGACCAGACCCTGCGGGGCGATGACCTTGTAGCCATACACCTTGAGGGACCGGATGAAGTCGCCGAAGTCGTTCGGGTTGCGCACGGTCTCCATCTTCGTGATCTGGCTGGCGAAGGTGATCGCGCTGGTGTGGCCAGCGATGATCGCGCGACGCTTGACGCCCGTCGGCGAGGTGATGGAGTTCTCGCTGCCGTCACCGCTGATCCACGGCGCCGTGGCGGCACCCTTGGGCAGCTGGTTGCTCACGTAGACCTTGAAGCGGTCGATCATGCCGATCAGGCCGTTGCGCACGGGGCTGGTCGCGTCGCCCGTGAAGTAGGCTTGCGCGATGTTGGACTGCATGAGCAGCGTGCGGGTCATCGGGTCGATGACGATCCAGCGGCCCGACTCGGGCACGTTCTGCTCGTCGAGGATCGAGGACATTTCCAGAATCTTCTGGAGCACGTTCGCGGCGGTCAGGACGACCGGGGCCGCGTCGGTGCCCATGTTGAAGCTGGCCGACTTCACGCCCGCCGTGGCGCCCTTGTTTTCCGGCGCACCACCCGTGAAGGTGTTGTACAGGACCGTCGAGTCGATGGCGATGCGCATCTGCTGCGCGGCGTCCTCGCTGAACATGTCCAGCAGGTTGGGCTTGGCTTGGTATTCCAGAACGTCGTTGATCTGGAAGGCGAAATACTTGCCCTTGTCGATGTTCAGCTCTTGCGTGCTGGGGGTCGGAACTTGGTAGTTCACGCCGCCGCCGACCACGTAGTTGCTGACAGCGATGGTCGGCGCGGTGTTGATGATCACCTTGTCGCCCATGGCCGAGATGTCGCCTTCCCAGTTCGTGTTCGAGATGTCCCCGAAGACGCTGGCAGCGTAGAACTTCACGTTCAGCTTGGCGGACCAAACTGCCGGGATGAAGGTCCCCGAATACGCGGGGTTCGTGTTGAACGGGGCCGCTACCGGATAACCGGCAGCAGCGGTGATGGTGCTCATGACTCAGCTCCTACAGAGCTGGCCGATACGCTCCCGGTTGCAGGATACGACCTTCGGCCAGTGCATCGTTGATCACTGCCTCCGTCTGCATCCGCAATTGATCGTTGCCCCGATACGCCCCGCGCCTCACGTCGCTGTAGAACCTCTCGACCTGCTGGGTCGTGAGCAGCGGCTTGCCCTGCGCATTGGTCGTCACCGGAGCCCCGCCGTTGCCGGTGGAGACTGGAGACACCTGTGCTTCGAGCCGGGATTGCGGAGTCGCCGGAGGGCTCGGCTGCTGCGTGGCGCCGGTCGCTTTCTTGAAGGCGTTGAACACCTTCACGACACGGTTGAGGTCACGCGCGTTGCCTGCTGCCGTCAGAGCGGCTTGTCGGGGGTTGCCGGTCAGGTCGTCTTCCTCCGCCAGCCACGCGAGAAACGGATCGCTCGTGTTGATCTGGTCGAAGTCGGGCACCTGTTCGCGCAGGCTGACAAAGAACGTGTCGTCGGCGGTCTTGGCGACCACCTTGTTCGTTCCCTGCAGGCTTTGCTCCAGCTGGGCCAACCGCTGCTCCACAGACTGGGCCACGGGTCCAAGCGTCTGCTCCGCAGTGCGCTGGATCATCCGAACCAAGTCCTCTCCGAAAGTCTCTGCATCCTGCGGGTTCACTGCCACGGGTTGCGGTTGTGCGACAGGGGCTGGCGCGTTCAGCCTGTCCAGCAGGTGCTGGTGCTGAGCGGCGAGCTGCTCCAACCTGTCCTTCAGCTCCCCAACTTGCTTGTTGTGGATACCTTGGAGCGTGCGGTAGCGCTGCTCCCACGAGTCGTCTTGCGGCGGCTGCGGTTGCTGCACCACCACGGGCTGGGCCTGTGGCTGCGCGGGTGGCTGTGGCTCGCTTGCCTGCACCACTGGAAGCGGAATCGGCGGCACTGGCTCTGCGACTTGGGTCTGCCCGTCGAGACCGTGGGTCTCGGGGTAGGCAGCCTTGAGCGTCGCGTCAGCGGCGTCGGCTTGCGCCTGAATGGATTTCGGCAATGGCATCTATCGGTCCTTCAGCACAGTCGGCTGGTCAGGTTTTGGAGGCAACTTCGCACAGCTTGGTCATGTCGCGCAGCTGTTGCAGGCGCCCCTGCACAACACGCAACTGAGACTCATCAGCCATGAGAACGATTGCTTCCATGTACTTTGCTTTTTCACTCTCCAGCCATGCCTGAAAACGTTGGTTGCGTCCCAGCTGTTCCCAGAGACTCAGGTCGGTGTTGATTGGCAAAGTGCGAGGAACATACTCCCGTTACGAGTATTACGCAAGAGCCTTGTTCTGGAAGCTCTCCTGCACCGGCTCGCCGTTCTGCAGGCGGCGCCCGCCATTCGGCCCGTCGGAGGGCAGCGGCACCGCAGGCCCACCGGGCGGCTGGGCGCCACCGGGCGCGGGCGCCGGGAGCCCTTGCTGCCCCTGCGCGGCCATGGCTTGGCGCTGCGGAGACCCTGCCGGGCCAAGCGCCATCTGCATCTGGGCGTTGGCGAGGCGCTCCTGCATGGTCCGCTGCAGGGTGCTGGGGACCACCTCGTCCACGTTCATGTCCAGCGTCTTGGCCTGCTCGCGCAAGAGCGCCGTGCGCCCGCTGACGCCGATGATGCCCATGTCGATGGGGTTGGCCGTCGCCGCGAGGAACTCGTTGCGCCGCTGGGCGGTGGCGTCCTTGACCACGAGGCTGAGCGCGCCGCGCGCCACCACCTGCAGGTCGCCCTTGATGTCCTTGTCGGGGTTGTAGCGCATGACGAACTGGTAGACGGAGGTGACGACAGGTTCCGTGATGTACACGTCGAGCTGGGCGATCAGGTTCTTGATCGTCTTGTTGGCGTTCTGGATCATCATGGACGTGCCGCTGGCGGTGCGCCCGGCCTCGCCCATCCCGCCGCCCAAGCCGGTCATGTAGCGCGGGATGCCCGTCACCTCGTCGGCCAGCAGGCTGAACTTGTCGAACACGGCCATCAGCGGCTGCGCGTTGTTGTCGGGCTGGAAGAACCCCATCGGCGCCGCCGTGGAGCCCATCGGGTCGCTCGTGGTCTGCCAGATTTTCCACGGGTACAGCGCCGTGATGTCCTCGCCCACGGGCATGCGGTCGTTGTTGACCCACACCTGCGGGCCGCTGGCGATGGACATGTTGTTAGCCAGCGAGCGCGCCGCCGCGTTGCACATGTCCTCGCAGTCGCGCATCACGTCGTACAGGCAGTTGCCCCAGAACGCGCCGGGGATGCGCTCGTACGAGGCGCCGTAGTAGGGGCGCTTTCCCAGCGGGTCGGCGTTGATCACGGCCTTGATCACCCAGTCCTTGATCAGCCAGCACTCCACGTCGTAGACCTTGGCCTCGTCGGGCACCTCGTCCGGCCCCATGCCCCACTCGCGCAGCACCTTGCCCAGCACCTGACCCCAATACTGCAACGCCTCGATCAGGTCGCCTTCCTGCGCCGTCAGGCCGATCACGCCGGTCTTCAGCTCGACCTGCTGGCGCATCGAGTCGATCTGCAGCCATTCCTGCAGCCCGCCCTGCCCGTAGGTATCGAGTACGGCGCGGATGGCGTCGTCGCTGTAGCCGGGGGTGCCGATCATGTCGCTGAGCGCGCCGGGCGAGAGCTTGTGCCGCTCGATCAGGTAGCCGTCGTTGACCGTGCGCGACCACGGCGCCGGGTAGATCATCAGCGGGTCCACGCGCTCCCAGAAGGGCTTGTTCTCCCACGCGGCCACGGGAACCGACGAGCCGTCGGGCTGAGGTTGCCACTGCAGTGCGCCCGACTTGCGGATCACCGGCCCCTTCACGAACGCTGTCTTGTACACCATGAGGTCGTCGAGGAAGGCGTCCATCGACTCGATGAACCGCCCCTCGACCAAGATGTCCTCCAGCTTCACCTCGGCCCGCGCGCAGCGCACCTTGGCTTCCTCGTAGACCATGGCCGTCGCCGCGTCCTTCACCTCGCGCAGCCCCATGCGGATTTCCTGCGGGCTCATGGGCACGCCCATCATCGCCGCCTGCGTCACCACGTTCTCAGTGGCCTGCAGGATCACCTGCACCACGTCCTGCGGGAGCTGCGGGTCGGGGGTGGGCTTGATCGTCCACGGCTTGTCGTCGCTGGTGCCGAGGATGATGTCCGAGATCAGCGCCTTGGCTTGGCGGGCCTTGGTGCTGAACAGCATCATGTAAATCTCGCTCTGGCCCTGCTCGCGGATGCGCGCGAGCTTGGCGGGCGAGTAGATGCCGCGCTTGCTGCGCATGGCATCCATCATCTGTTCCTCGATCTGCAGCTTCGCGTCGCGCGCCAGCTGCCAGTGGCGCCGCAGCTGGGAGGCCAGCTGCACCACGACCGGCGAGTTGTTCTGGGCGTAGGCCGCAGCGGTTGCCGCCGCGCGCTCCTTGGCCTGCACCTGAGCCAGCGACTGAATGTCCATCACCCCGCCGACGTTGATGCACATGCCCTGCCCCGACCCATACACGTTCAGGTTCGGCACGGATGCGCCCGCCACGGGCGTCACGGG